CAGTAATTCTTCTAGTCACGGTGTTTATAGTCGCTTCTGCAATTCTATCCATCAATGGTTTTGGTAGGTCTGCTTCGTCCACTAGGTTCTGCCAGTAACGATATGCAAAGTTTACTGTTACTGTTTGATATCCAGCACCATTCTCATATGAAAGTGCTTGTTCGTTGATACTTTTAGGGAACGCCTCTACAAGTCTGACACCATATCGTCTATTGTCTTTTTCATCTAACGCATGAATTTCTACAGAACCAACATAGTCGTGATAATATCCCATAGAAAAATCTTGGGGGTTGAATGACATTCTCTGCCATGTTTCAAAGTACTTTTTTTCTTTCATATCAGACGAACATTGAAAGGTTGCTGCGACATCTGCGAAACTAAATCCTGTCACGATATTTCTCACAGGGCCGTAAGTGTTTGTGTCTTCTGTGGTGTCGAGGTTACGGCCAGGAAATGATATTGATTCACACTTCAATCCTGTTGCACGAACTGTTCCATCACCTAATAGTTCACCCATAATTTTGGGGAAAACATTATTACTTGATCCTTGTCCTGTTCCTTTATATCCAGAAGGTGGATATAGTGTTACTTCATAACGGTTTGGTCTTGACATACCATCTTTGCCATGAAACATACCAAGTACTTCATTTAATGCACCAAACGCTACTGCATCAACTAAACCATTTGTGTTAAATAATCCCATTAGATCATCTTCCTACTGTCTGAATAAACCTCGGCTGCAGAACCCTTCTTGAACCTCTGCACAGGCAGTAAGGTTGCAACTGTAAATTCGTCTGCATCAATCCTACGAAACTGTGTCTTCACTCTACCAGCAAGATATCGTTTCAGCGTAGGTTTGATTAGGTTTATCTTTTTGAGTTTGCTGTAGTCAACTGCAAGTCTGGTACTTTCATCAAAGTTGGTGTTGTTACTATAATCAACTAATCTATCTAACAACTGAAGTCGTAATTTCATAGGTAGGTAGTGTAGATTGATACCTAGAAACCCATCAGGATATGGTTCTAGTGGTAACACCAGAGGAAATGTATCATAGTAAGGCAGTTTCTTTTTAAATTTTGGGTCATAGAAAAACATATTCAATCGTCCATAGAAAGGTTTGTTGTCACGCTTTCCATCTCTGATTAAGTCCATCGCGCCTGGCTGACCAAACTCTTTAATCTTATCACGATACCATTGTGTAGATTTTGGTCTTCCTTTTGCAGCGTCTATAACGCTCTGTATATATAAACTCTGTGCCATATATCTATTTATACTTTATGTTGAGATGATCTTCAGTCAGAATCTTAAATTCCATACCATTGTCCAGACAGAACTCATTTGCAGATTTCCACTTTGCCTCATTGATTACCCATGTCTTAACCTCGTTTAACCATCTCTTGGTCTTACGTTTGGGTTCTTTGGTAGGTGGTTTGCATTGATACTTGGGTTTGACTTCTATGATAAATTTCTTTATCTTACCATCTGCCTGTTTGACCTTCATGTAGAAGTCAGGGAAGTAACGATGTACTCTACCATCCCACGGTGACACATATGGTATGATAACTTCTTCACTACCCCACTCTAGGACAGCCTTGGTGCTATCACAATAAACCATGAGTTTACGTTCCCAAAGTGAACGATATATCACTTTAGATGGATTGCCCCTGTATTTCTTGGGGTTGTTTGGAATGTATTTACCACTATATGCCATGTGTTGTCTTATAAATAGATGTAGTCACAGGAGTATTTATAAATGGCAATTAACGTACTAAGAGGCAATGCACAACAAGCAGTCAGTTCAGGAATAAAGAAATTCGCTGGTAATATCCGTAGTGGTTTATTGTCTGCTGTTAATGGTGATTTACCAAAAACTAATTCGCCTGTTAGTCTATTGCAACAAAGTGGTAAATACACAACAAAGAATTTTTCATTTCCAATTGATGTAGAAGCTGCGCCAGGCATGGGAAATCAAGGTCATTATATGATTTTTGAAATCAATAAACAATTGGGAGCAACACTTGGATTTGGTACTTCTGAATCTAGAGCGTCAGCAGAAAGACAAATGAAACAAGCTCAAAAACAGTATGCTGCTGAAACAAAAACTCATGTGCAACAAGACTATCCTGATGATCCTGATGAAGAATATTCTTCATCAGTTGAAGCACAAGCTAATCGAGCTGTTAAAAATTCTACTGCATTTGTCAAAAGAAGACCTACGGTTACACTTGATACTGCAATTGCACTTTATATGCCACCACAGGTTCAAGTATCTTATGGTGCAGATTATGTAGATACAGAAATCGGTGTTGGTGCATCAATTGCAGCTGCAGCATATGATGACTTACAAAGCGATAAGGGTATGGCAGATGTAGTTAATGCTGGTCTAAAAAAATTAGGCCCAGAACTTAGTGATGGTTTAATAAGAAAAGCACTTGGTGCTGTCGATATGATTCCTGGCCTTGAAGGTGCAATGGAAGTTGTAGAGATGAAAAGAGGATTTATAAGAGCACCACAGATGGAACTTGCGTTTAAAGGTATTCCTAAAAGAGCATTTTCATATGATTTTAAAATGATGCCGAAAAGTGCAGAAGAAGCTGAAATGATTCAAAAAATTATTCTAGCATTTAAAACAAATATGTTACCAGAAATGCATGACAATAATGCCAGAAGATTGAAAATGCCATCTACATTTGAGATTAAATATATGTACAATGGTAATGATAATCCACATCTACACAAAATTTCAACTTGTGTCCTTGAAAGTATGAATGTATCTTATGGTGGTGACCGTTATAAAACCTATGAAGGTGGTGTTCCTGTTGAAACATCTATTTCACTTTCATTTAAAGAAATGGATTTGATTACCGCAGAAAAGGCAGCACTTTCTGGAGGAGGATTCTAATTATGTATTTTGATAGTTTTCCAACAATTCTTTATGATTCTGCTGGAACAGGCAAATTTAAAGAAGTAAAAAATATTATGAGGCGTGTTGCAATTCGTTCTAAGGTCAGAACAAACACACTAGTGTTTGATACCTATGATGTAAAAGAAGGTGAAACACCAGAATCTGTTGCTGATAAATTGTATGATGATTCAGAACTGCATTGGATTGTTTTGATGGTTAATGATATCACAGATAGATATCATCAGTGGCCAATGGCACAAAGACAATTCTTACAATATGTAAATGACAAGTATATTAAGTCTGATGGTACATCTGGTGCTGACGATACACATCACTTTGAACTTGCACAAACATCTGGTGATACCAGTGTGAAGGTAGAAGTATACAATAATCTAGCGCTGTATGGTGGTGACCAAGACTTTTATTCTAATGCTACACCTGTTACTAACTATGAATATGAGGAGCGATTACAGGACGAACGAAGAAAAATAAAACTTCTTGACCCACGTTTCGTTGAAAAATTTGTAGAAGAATTTAAGTCCTTAATGAAAGAAACTGTTATCTAATGGCCCAACAAATTTCGTATGCTGGTCAGTATGAAGTAAAAGAATTAACCGTTTACACTTCTTCTGGTGCAATTTTAAATTTAAAAAACGCTGTGCAAAGTATAAACATATTTGAAAGTATGTTTTCTACTTCTTTGTCTGGTACTATTACTATTTTAGATGTAGATGATCTTGCCACCAACGGCCCTATCATTGGTCAAGAATATATGAAGTTAAAACTTACTACACCAACTTTAGATGACCAAGAAATAGATTTTACCAATACAACTTTTTGTATCTATAAAATTACTTCTAGGGTTTCTGGAAGCATGAACGCACAACTCTTGACTTTAAGTTTTACAACACCAGAAATATTAAAAAATAATCGTACCAGAATATCTAAAAGTTATACAGATACAATTGACAATATTGTAAAGAACATACTAACAGACCAAAAGTATATCAATACAACTAAAGACATTTACATTGAACCAACATCTGGTATCAGAAAAATTATTGCACCTAATGTAAATCCATATAATTTTATTACAAGTCTTGCAACAGAAGCTTTGTCTAAACAATATAGTTCACCACACTTTTTATTTTTTGAAAACACTAAAGGTATTCATTTCAAGTCAATTGAAAGTATTCTTGCTTCAAAGGGTATAGGAGATTTTGTTGTTTCTGATTTAGGATCACTTGAAAATAAATCTGTTGATATACAAAAAGAATTTGATAGAGTGTTAGAATTTCAGATCAATACAAATAATGATATGTTAATGAATATTACAGGTGGTATGCTAGGTTCTAAAGATATCGAATATAATATATATAATAAGAGTTATAAAACTAGAGAATACAAATACTTTGATGACTTTGACAAATATCCCAGAATGAGTGAAAATGCTGTATATAATGATAATAAAATTGACGTAGAGGGAAACACTGTGGGAAGTTTTTCAGATGCAAGAATACACTTACACCCTGTAAGTTCTCAGGACGAATTTGATACACAACACACAAATGATAAGTCAGAATATAAATATTCTCCGAATAAAATAAATGAGTCAATTTTACATCGTCAAGCAAAGTTTATGGAACTAAATAGTGGTATTAGTGTTTCCTTAAAGATAACAGGCAATACGACAATTGCAGCGGGTCAGAAGATGAGACTTACAGTGCCAACTATTGGTAGAATACATGAGGGTAATAACGAAGACCCTTACTACACTGGTAATTACATAATTACCAAGTTGAGACACAACTACAGTCAGACCGACAAAAAA